CTTTGAAGGCGATCACCCCTACGTCACCGACAACTCGTTCAAGAACTTTCAAGCGGCAGTTAATAAACGGATTAACTATAAAACTGAGGTTACAGCAGACCCGCAGATCTTGAACGCGTTCAACGACCTTCTGGAGAAGAAGTTCTCCTCGCATCACGAGGAAATTCGGTGGAGCCCGACATTGTTCGAAGAGTGGAACCGCACCAATGCGCCCGCTAAGCAGATTGAGATGGCAAGTGCTCTCGAAGAGTTCATGCGTTATACCGATAAAGAATTCGGTCGCAAAGAAATCTTCACAAAAGTAGAAGCACTTCTCAAACGCCACAAATCTGATGAGTGGGCAGGACGCATTGTTAATGCATCTTCCCCCCTTCACAATGCTCTTTCGGGCCCCATACTCTCCGCTGCGTTGAAACGTTTCAATGCTGTCCTGTCTGACAGACAAGAGTGTTCATCGATGATGATGTACATTCAGTACGCAAAAGACTCAACGTTCTGTTCCGAACGTATGAGTGGCGACGCTGAATTCATCGCTGAATGCGACTTTTCTGAAAATGACATGCGACAGTGTAAGAACGTTTGTCCTGACGTCGAAGCTCGACTACTCACACGTTTGGGTGCTCCCAAATGGCTCACTGATATCATGATCAAAGCCAACGTGTACACGGTTGTCAGCCGTGAACACAATTTCAGTGGCACTGTTAAGTATCAGTTGCCATCTGGGAGCACCTCAACGACATTCCGCAATACGATCTGGAACATGTCTATATTTTGGGCATGGAAGATGAAGTGGAATGTACGTGGAGTAGCGTTTTTCTTAGGGGACGATATGGCTGCTAAAGTGACGCAGTCAACGTTCAGGAAGACGCGACGCGGACGTAAGGACGCTTCCCGATCATACGAGGACATGTGTAAACGTGCTCGTATGGTTGGGAAGGTCAAGGTCCACACCCACCTTGTACAAGCGGAATTTTTATCCAAGAATTTCGTACCCTCAGCTGCCCTGGGTCATCGAATGATCCCAAAAATTGGCAAAGCACTGGCACGTCTTAACACACGTGCTAACAACAACCAGTCTATACCTGATCCTATGTATATGGCTGGTAAGTGCTTGTCACTTTCTTGGGAATTCCGGTTCGTTCACGAACTGCGCGATGGTCTTGCGGCACGAGCTGTACAAACGGGTGTGGACCTTTCTTCGCTCACGAGTGAGCACTTCTCGTACAACTTCCGTCAAGAAATGGTACGATCAGGTACGGCTGGCTCGGTCTTACGGACCGCGGCTAATGTCGATACACTGTCGTATTATGACATGGAGAACTTTTGCCAAGTAAGGTACTCTATGTCATGGGAAGATGTGCTTGACGTGTTCGATGATATCGTGTGCGGAGACGTTGACGTCCCGCTGCTTAAATACATTCAGTTAGCCCGGATGGACTACTGGTAATTATCCTGTTAAAACCAGAAGATGGCGTTGTGACCAGCATC